TAGAATCTATGTTTGATGATACCCCGCCACCTACTAAATATCTTACAGTTAACGTGGTATTTGCAGGGGCAATACCATAAGTATCTGTTTGGAGGAAGTTAGTAGGATCAAAAGCTGTAAATAATTTACTTTGTTTATATGGTAATCCTAAACCAACATTATTTGAATTAGGTATAATTATCTCATCAACATCTGATGTAGTTCCTGATCCAAATTGGATTTGCATATTACCTGTAGAGGTAAAGCGAGTAACAAAACGTCTTGGTGTTTTTCTTAATCTTAATAAATAAGGAGCATCGGTATCTTGGTAAGTATTAGGATCATTAGTATTAGTATTTTTAATACTTTCATAAATCATTTCTTGACCTAAATAAGGTACTTCATACCATGTATTACCATCAGTATCCGTAATATCTAATATTTGTAAAATATTATCATCAACTAAATTAACTGTTTGAAAAGATTCAGGAGTTCCGAATGTAAAACTAGTAGATTTAATTTGAGCCGATATAGCTTGTCTAGTTTTCTTTAAAAGAAAATACTGAGGATTTCCTCCGGATGTTTGGTATACTGTTATTTCAGTAGGATCAGTTGAACTAGAAACAGCAAAATTAATATTATCTTGAACTAAGAAAAAAATACTATTATTGGTTGATGATCTGATTTGAGTATTTTCAGTAAATTGTAAACAATAACTATAATCCGGTACATATACTGTATTATCTAATACAGAGGGTAATTGTTGGTAAAAATCAATATCAACAGTTGCTGCTTTAGTTACTTTAGGTCTGTAACCTAACATATAAGCTAAAGTATATATATTTTCAGATTGGCGAGCATATTGAATAAAGGTTTCTTGAATCTGATTGTCTAAGTAAAAAGACATAACATCTCCTACGTAAGCAGCCATCTCCATAAACATCATCCCGGGTGATGAAGGGCTGAAGTCGTTATAGGTTGTGGGGAAATAGGTTTTAGCATAATCAACCAATAAGTTTTTTAACCCTTGGAAATCCCTATTAAAATATTTTATATCTTTAGTCTCAGCCATTGCTTAAATTTATTTGTAAATTATCAGTGATACCTGTGTTGATTATAGAATAGTTAATATCTACAAAAACAGTATTATAATCATAACTAGGTATAATTTGAACAATTGCTTTTATACTAGGAAAATAAGTAACAATATCATTTTCAATTTTAGAGGCTAAATCATTAATATCATCATTAACAATATGTTCAAATATATATTTTCTAATCCCAGCACCAAATGTAGGATAAAAGAGTCTTTCACCTGGGTTGGTTAGTAGGTAATTAATTAGATTATTCCTAATAGCATCTTTAGTAATATATGTGGAAGAAAATACCGAAGGGGCATTAAATGGTAAAGCCACACCTACCGCTTTACGGGGATATTGGTCTATTGGAAATATTTTCTTCGCACCAAAAGCCATTATTTAGTATTTATTAATCCCATAATTTGATCTAAACCTAAATCTCCAGGATGAAGTGTACCTTCAATTCCTGCTGATACTCCACTAGGTACATAAGTTCCTTGGGTTATTGGGTTTGAAGTATTCATAGAAATAGTTTCAGTTCCCGGTTTAAAATCACTCATCATCTGTGAGTATAATGATCTAGATTGGTTGATTTGTGAGGCGGTAGAAGTACCGGTGATGGCTTCAGTTACAGTTCCAAAACCTGTTCCAACGGGAGCCATTTTAGGTGCACGGACAGCTTCTAAAAGAATTTCTTTTAATTCTTCTTGAATAGCTTCTCTTACTGCATCTTTAATAATTTTTTTAAAATCTGTTGGTTTCATTGTTTATTATAAATATTTATTTAATCTGCTTTTAAATTATCTCTATCAATTACTAATTTTAATTCATCAATTAATGTTTGGTTATCTAAAGTAAATGATAGTTGTGTTTCAATCAATTTAACTCCACTTTTATTTATTCCCAAAGCTCGTTTACGTACTAAGTTATTACTAAAAGATACCTCTTCTATTACAAATGTAAATCCTTTATAAGTAGAATCATTATTATCATTATTTAATTGTTTAGTAACATCTGTTAATGAAGTAGATACATTTAATAAATTAGCATTAGGATCACAAAGTAAGATTATAATATCTAATATAGCTAATAAATTTACAACTGTTTTAATATATCCACTAGTAATAGTTAAAGGCATAGCGGCTGAATCAAAAATTGCTTTTAATTTAGCTAATCTTGGAGAGCCATCAGTTGTATATAATATAGATAATTTAGTTGATAATAAGTCGTTTAAAGTAGAAGTAATAATACCAGGAATACCGGGCGGGGCAGGTATAAATTTAGCGGCTAATGAGGTTGCTTTACTAGCAATATCTAAAGTTTCAACTAAAGTTAAACTAATATTATATGTGGATAATTGGGCATTTAACGAGGTATTAAACGAATCTAAACGGTTTCCTATACCATTTAAATTATTTGTTAACCGGTTTCGTAAAATAATAACTTGATCTAATTTTTCTTTAGGAGGGCATAAATCTAATAAAGTTTTAGGATCAACAGTACCATTTACTATATTTTTAATAAAATCAGGATCAGTACCTAGTCTATCAGCATTTTTTAATCCTAAGTCTTTAATATATGAAATTATTTGAGGTTGAAATTGATTAAATAGGGTTAATCCTAATTTTAAAATTAATTGTCCAAATTTAGCCGATCCTTTAGCTTTTTGATTTTCAGGTACAGATTGTTCGACAACTTTTAGATTTTGTTGTTCTCTAACTAATTCAATATTTTCTTTATCGCGTTGAGCTGCTTTTTCTTGTCTTCGTTGTTGTATTTGTTCAGGGGTTTCTTTAGGAGTAGGTAAAACTTTATTTATAATAGTGGGAATTGTTTGAGAGATATAATATCCATTAATTATTTCATCTGCTATCATATCAAGATTAGATATAGATGGATCTCTTTGAAATAATATATTTAAATCAGAATCTAATAAAGTACCAATGGTTTTACCCATTCCAACACTTTTAAAAGTAATATAATTACCATTAGAAAGTTCATAATATGGTGGTTGTGGAGTTGGCATTATACAGTATAAATATCGTCAGACAAGATATTAGAGGTATTAACTTTCCCTAAAGCATTTTTTAAAGTTTCAGCAGCAGCTACAATAGCGGCTAATTGTGTTCCCGAAGGTTGAGAAATTTGAGAAGAGCATATAGATGCAAAGGTATTTAATGCTGTTATTAGAGTGTCTAATTGAGCTTTTAAAGTATTACCCAATACAACTTTTTCAGTAGCATTTTTACTACCTAAATATACTTTAGATGATTCTAATATAATATCACCTGGGGTGTCTAAATTTATAGAATCATATGCATTTAAATTGATAGATTTATTAGAACTAAATAAAATATGGTCATCATCAGTAGCAAATAATAATCTCCCAGACTTTAAAATAACTTGGGGTTTATTATATTGAGAAGGAGTTATAGGGGGAGCAGAATAACTATTATACGATGATCGAATAAATCCATCTAACTCAGGTAATTTTTGTGTAGTAGTAAGATAAATAGATGATTTATCTCGGTTAATATTTTCTTCTATAGGTAAAAATCCAACAGATCCAGCATTAACGGGTTGACCATTACGTATAATGATAATAGGATCACCATTTATGCCATCTTTAGACCAATTATTATAAAATGATCCACTTACAACAGTTGAACCAAATCTAATAGAATTACCAAATCTACCTTCAATTATTACATCACCCTCGTATTTAGTTAAGGGTTTAATATTTGATTGTTCAGTAAATGTATTTCCTAAATTTATATCTGTAGATCCATCTTGTACTCGCCTAACCGATCCTAAAGAGGTTTGTTGGTAATCCTGTTTTTGTGAATCCGGAATATTAGTATCAGAAAATATATTAGGAATAGCATTATGGTGAGGACTATTCCAAACATTTATAGGAGAAACATAATATGCACTTTGTCTATTTACATTATTCTGAGTATCAGGATTAGGTAAAAAGATAATGTATATTAATTCATTTTTTAAAGGGTAATTAGAAATATTAGAAAAATACGATTTAGCAAATCCTAAAGCACCATATTTATTATTTTTTATTTCTTTATATACAACGGTACCAATCCCGTTATAACCTCCTACAGTATTAAAATACGTACTGTTTTCATTTAAAACAATATCTACTACTACTGCTGGGATGTAATTCATTATTTTTCAGGTTTTTGGATTTTATTTATTTCATCCATTAGTTGTTTTTTTTCCTCATCACTAATAGCTACAGATCCATCACTATTGGATGCACTATTTTGTATAGCGCGTTGAACAATAGCGGCTAATTTAATTAAATGTTCATCGTTTTTAATACCAATTTCCATGTATTCCTTAATTAAGGGAACAATTAACGTAGCATCACCAATATCATTAATAAGAGGTTTTAATTCAGCTATTAAAGCAGATACTTGTTGTTCTTTCTTTTTGGAATTATTATATATCTCCTCCATAATATTGGAGAATGATTTTTTACCAAAAACTTTAACATCAAAATTAGACATAATAAATATATATTATAAATATAAAATTAATTAAAATTTTACATAACCATGTTCCAAATAAAAAACATAACCTTCTTTAAATATAGAATGTAATTTTTTAGAAACTTTAGTAATGTGTGATGTTTTAATATCTACCATCTCACGAATATAAATGTATAATGCTTTTTTATTAAAAATATTCAAATTTTCACGTTTACGAAATAATTCTAAAACAGCATCAGCAACTTGTGCATCTTCAGCTTTAGGAAACAATTCAAATAAATTTTCATTACAATATATTAAATACTCATCCATAAAATTAGAAAGTCGATCACTATGATTTCCCTCACCCTCAAATACTTCAGTTGTATATATCAATGACGAATTAGAATTATTAGTATTTTCATCATCATTTTTAAAAATTTCAATATCTAAATGGTCTATTTTCTTCTTATAATTTTTAGTATTATTAAATATAAGATAACGTTTAGCAATTGTTCCAAAGTAAGAATAAGCTTTAGCTCCTTTTTCTGGGTTAAATAGGTGCATTTTAGAGGTTAAAAATATAATAACCTCGTGTTGTAAATCTTCAATATTCTCTACTTCAGTATGATAAAATTTAAACGTGTGAATAATATTTTCCGTTAATTTAAAAAACGAACGATATATTCTATCATTATATAGTTTTGAGCGGTACTCAAAATCTGTAGAGTTATTGTATTCAACAATAGCAGCTTCAGTATCTTTAGTAAAATAAGGTGTTGATTTTTTCTTCATTTTTTAATTTCAAATTTTTCTAACTCATTTGATAAATTTTTAATTTCTTGAAAAAACCAACCAATTTCATCATCCGAACTAAAAGTACCTTTTTCATCAATTTTTTTAATATGATTATTACAGTACTTAATAGTTTCACTTAAACCATCAACGTATTTCTGTTGAGAAGAAACAATATCTTCTAATCTTTCGTTTTTCTTTAAAAGATTAACAGTCGTATACACAAATATACATGTTAATATAGTTACAATATTTAATAAAATTAAAGCCATTTTTAAGAAAAGAAATCATCCATTAATCCTTTTAAACCTTCACTTTTAACACTAGATAAAGCTTTTTGTTTAATTGGTTGTTTTTTGTCTGTAGTTTCGGGAGCTTTAGAGGTATTAAAATTACCTTTTTTAGCCTCACCGTTATTTAATTTAGTAAGCCATTCCTGTTCAAATTCAATACGAGCAGCCATTAAATCAGCCTGATGTAAAATAAAAGGAAGAGCAGTACGTGGTTTCTGTTCAGGTAAATATGTAGATAAGTATTTTTTATTACCTTCATCATATA